ACTGAAATAAGTAGTGCCAGCATTACGATCAGACACTACATCTTGGTCAAAAGTATTATCTATTCCTTTTAATTCATACTTGTATAAAGTATCTACGTTAGTAATTGCTGTAATCATATCCGTGTCCGTTGCGTCGTACGTTATGTCAGCTCTAGCTATTTGGTAATTGATAAAGTAAACCGCCTTAAGACCTCCTACTTGGTCTTTGCATTGTTCAACTCTACCTTTTGCAATATCACATGCCATGAGTTTATAGTTTTAAAGTTTATAAAAAAAGGGAGGAGTTTTTTTCCCCTCCCCTAGTATTTGTTTGCTAGTGATTAGTTAGCAGAGTTAGTGATTCCGTAAGTTACGATATCTGATACTGAATGGTAGTTAACAGCGTAACCAGCTCTTAATACGATTCTTACATTGTCATCTCCTAGTGTTTCGGATGTATCAATTAATCGTACGTCATTTGCATCATTTTGTAAACCACAACCGAAGAATAAATTAGAAGTTTGAGCAGCGATTGCTTGGTTAGCAGTCAATCCGTTTGCTACGAATAATGGAATACCACCATAAGTTAAAGAACCGTTAGTGTACCATTGTGTACCTTTAGTATCAGAACCATTAGAACCTAATCCTGAAGCACCAAAACCACCTAATGCAGAGATATAAGATTTAGCGATATTTTGAGATACATAGATTTTCAAATCGTCAGCTCCGTATACTGCAGCAGGGATAGCTTTGTAAATTTTTTCAAGTTCTTCGATAACGTTAGCAGCAGTAACAGTTGTTCCAGCCACCTCATTTCCAGTTGGTAATGCAGCATCAGCAGTTAACAATGTCATGATACCAGCAACTTGTCCGTCAGTCGCATTAACACCATTCCAGATAGATACCTCGATAGCAGCAGCAACTTTCTCAACTACGAATGCAAGTAAGTAATCAGCAAAAGATTTAGCTAAAACTTTATTTGCAGAGTAACCCATTTCTTCAGATTGCCAAGAAGTGATGTAATCTTTTTTACATAAAGATAAATTAACTTGGAAATTCTCTAAAGTCAATGTACGTTCTGTAATTGTAACTGTAGAAGTAGCAGAGAAATCACAGCTCGCATTTGCAAGAAGACCATCTGTACTCAATTTGTTAATTACCGCTTTGTAAGCGATGTTAGGCATGATAGTCATACCTCCGTTTGCTAATGTGTTACCGCTTAATAAAGCAGCTTTTACCCACATTCCTGAATGTTGACCAGCATACGTAGTCGTTAATGAAGTTGTTGTAGCCATTGTTTATTTTATTTATAAATTGTTTCTAAAATGTTGTCGCGAATACTTCTCGCTTTACCCGGTGTTAAGTCGATGTGTTCAACTGTTTTTGAATTCTCAGGATTGAATTGTATAGGTTTAGGCTCTTCTGCAAGCTCTACAACCACATCTTCTACCTTAGAAAGCTCTACAATCTTAGCTTCTAACTCTGCAATCTTTTCTTCCAATGCGGAGAAATGTTGCTCTTCAACTTGTGAACGTACGATCTTTTTAACCTTCGCTTGTTCAGGTGTTTTCTCAGCTTCAACAGGTACTTCTGTTTCTGCTTCTGCTTCATCAGAGTTCTCTTCAGTAGGCATTTCGTCAAGAATAGAATCAATGATTCCTTCTTGCTTAACTACTAAGATTTTGCCGTCTGCTAGTTCATATTCACCAACAGGAAGTGGCACAGGCTCAGCATCAGGAACAACTACGAATACGTTCTCCCCAGCTTCAAACATATCAGCTTGGATAGTAGTCATACCATCAGCTAATACTTGGTCTTCTAACTTCGTCTCTAGAACTTCAGGCTCTAAACCTGTAAGCTCAACAAGGAAGTTTTTAACCTTTTTTAAAAGTGTTTCTTTTTCCATATCTTATTAACTAATTATTAATTACTTTGTTTTAAATTACCCTCTAGCCTCAGAGATAACTCGTTCAGTTACAACATGATTAATAGTCGATGTAGATTGTTCTGACACGCGCCCAATTCCTTGTACATTACGCTCTTCACAATTAGCAAGGGAATACTTTCCATCCTTACCTAAGCATCCTTTTTTTCTTCTTGGTTTCTTTTCCATGGTTTATTTATTTATTTATACTAAAATTTTAACTACTGAGAAATTTAAATCTGAAACTCTTACATCTGTTTGGTTGGTGTTTTTAACAAATAACTCTACATAATCATTTGTAATTAAATCAATTTGGTACTGTGTACTTCCGGGGTGTTCTTGATTAGAAGTAGATGTCCTAATTGTCATTTCAGAGTTAGCTAATATAGTTCCGTTTTTAGCTATGCCTATACTTATGTTTTGATTCGAGGCACCAGCTCTAACCGCTGTATTTACAGTAATTAAAAACGAAGTGTTAAAAGCTCCTGTATACGTTAGTCTGTTATTTGTATGTGTGAATTTAGAATTATTACTATCTGCAGTACTTGTACCTAGTGCTTTTACCCATGTATTCACGTTAGGTACTCCTATTGGTGTATCTGTAGTGTTATTTACCATGTAATAAAACCCACGCGTAGTAGTGTTTTGTATGCCTACGCAGTTAGTAAATAAAGATTTATTGCTTGTTTGGTCTACACCTGTAATGTAAGTACCTCCACCACTAAAATTAACAGTATCTAAGATGTATCTTTCGTTACCTACACTAGCAGAAGTTGAGAAATTTATACTAGTTTCACCACTTAACGTAACAAATGAAGAGTAAATAATTCTAAATCTACGTGAGATCGTAGCTGTACTTAAAATTATTATTGCAGTTCCACCACTCGCACAATCAAATAAGCAGTTACCAAATGCAATAGTACCTATCGTCCCATCGAACGTCATACCACTAGAATTAAGAAACGCACTATCTCCCATTACAAAGTTCGAATAATCCTTAATTGTACCTATTGTAGCACAATTAACAAAGTTTATACCGAACCAATCTAATGCAGTATTCACTCCATCACCATCTAAATCCAATACTTTACCATGTGTAAATGATACATTGCGTAATGGTAGTGAATATTGAGATGTAATCAATGCCGTTGATGAACTTAACCCTGTAGATTTAAGATAACAATTCTCAGAACTACCACCGATAATACTAGTATTTTGACCGCCTACTAATCTATCCCCTGTTAAATCTACTGTTGTTGTAATGAAATAAGTAATGCTATCTTGCAAAGTTATCACACCACTTACAGCAGTCGGTAAGTCTGACTTGCTAGCTACAAAGACTATGTTACCTGTTGCGATATTAGAAGATACAGATGTAGCAAAATCACTATACAATATCTTTTTAGGAACATCACTCGTAGCATCGTCCAAGTATAGACTATCCGTACTATCTAATGTAGTTACATCTCGGTATCGGACAAAATATGGAATCTCACTCATAGTTTGCCAAGTAGTTCTTTAATCTCATTCATGATATCGTCTTGCATCTCTAATTGCTCTAGCCCATCGTATTTACCCTCGATGCTGAATCCATTGAACTTACCATCCTTTATACCTTGGTAAACTTCTTCATTGTAAACTTTCATCTTTACAACCCAACTTCCAACAGGTGCATTAAGTTTATATAGGTTTGATTTATCATTCTTAGTATCTTCAACAATCCATGACTCAATTAATGCTACACCATCAACATTTTCTTCATGGTCAATTGTAACATTATTTCCGTACAATTTCTTCATGTAAAGCTCCTGAGTTTTAGCAATTGTTTCAGCACTAAATGAGACAGTAAATTCCTTATCTTTTATACGTCTTAAAATCTTCTTCTCAGGGACTAAAGCTAGTCCAATTACTTCACGTTTACCCTCGTCGATTACTTTCATTTCAACTTCCATTTCAGAAAGCAAAATAAAATCTTCTTCAATTGCTGGACGATCAACAAAACTTATAGCGAAGACTCCTTGCTCTTGCTCGTCTTTAATTGTAAGTTCTATATTCTGTAACTTTTTCATATTATTATAACTTATAAAGTGGCATTTTGTATTTTTTTCTTGTCTAACATTTGCTGTGTAGTTACATCCGAACCTACAACATAAGCTTTTATAGGAGCTTGATTTAATTGTGCTAATTGCGTTTGATTCTGTGCGCCTATAATATTAAAGTTAGGAGTGATAACTTGGTTTTGATTACCACCACTATCACCTGAAGGAGTTGATGGCATATTACCTGTAGCCCCACCTCTGAATTCTTGTTTGCGAATATTATTAACCATAGCTAAACCAGCAGTAGCAGTTAAACCTGCAGCAATACCTTTTAATATAGGGCCACCTGGTGTATCTTTGAACGCACCTAACGATGCTTTGTAAGTGTCCATTAAACCACCTGCGATATTCGCTGCTTTCTGAATATCAAATGCTCTCTTTTGTTGTTTCTCAGACTTGCCAGCAAATGATGTAGCTAAGTCACCGATTACATTTAGTGAGTTTCGTACGGTATTAAGCTTAGTATCTGCTGTTAATTTATCATCTTCTCTAACTTTTTTATTAGTATTTATTACTCCCTGATAATAATTATATAAGTCTTGTCCTTCTTTCTCTAACGCTTCTTTTTTATATTTATCTTTTATTTCTTGCTCTTCTTTTAATTGAGCTTCTAATAAAATATTTGTATCTATATTATTTTGTTTAGCCGTTTCAATTAACTGAAAAAATTTATTATTTACATCATCTAAATCCTGTTGACGTGCTGTTTTTTTATTCTTGTAATATTCATTTTCAGCATTTTCAATTGCTTGTAGTTGTTCTATAGTTTCTAATTTACCAGCTTCAAGATTTGCTTTTGCTTCTTGTTTTTGCCTTTCAAGTTCTGCTTTTTGCTTTTCTAATCTTGTTTTTTCATCAGCATCTTTTTTGTCATCAATTGTTTTCTTTTTAGCAGCAGCCTCTTCTCGTATCTTAGTCCTAGCCTCTTCAATCTCTATTAACTTAGCATTATACTCTTCACTACCTTTCTCTAGCATCTTAAGTTCTGCACCCATCAAACGTAGCTGTCTATCCGCTACATCTTTTCCCTTAGCCTCTAATAAATCTAGTTCAAACTTCCTACTCTTTAAGAACGCATTTTGTTTGATTTCTTTATCCTTTTCCTCAAAGCCTTTATTGTAAGCGTTTGCGATATTCGAACCTACTTTTTTAGCATCTTCATAAGCACCTGAGAAGTCACCTCTAAACACATCACCAATAACTTTAGCTACCGTTTTAAATCCTGCAATTACAGCATCTAATGTACCACTAGCAACTTGACTAAAATTCTTAAAGAAGTCACCAATCTTTTTAAATGAAGGGAATGATTTTTCTACCCATCCTGTTAACTCTCTCCAATTACTTACAAGCGCACCGACAGCGATAATTAGTAGTCCAATTCCTGTCGCACCAATAGCGCCTTTGATACTTGTGAATACATTCTTTGCTACCGCCCCTAATGTTTTAAATGATCTTCCTGCATCTTCTAATCCTTCTAATCCTTGTGTCAAAGCCATTGCTGACTGCAATCTAACCATTGTAGCTTGCAAATCTTCGCTTTCAACTCCAACTAATCCTAGCGCACCTTCATATGCTTGGAATCCGCTAGTAACACTACTAACAGCTTTACCCATCGCGAGAAAAGTACCTTCACCTTTAAATGTTTTAATAAGATCGTTAGCATCTTCTATCGCGTCCTTTAATTGAGCAGCGCGTTTTGCAGCACTTAATGCTTCAACAGAAGTGGCTCCAAATTGTTCAGACAATTGTTGTACCTCAAACTGAGCCTCCTTAAATTGTTTTTTAAGTGAGCTTGCGTTTGTCTTTACTTCTAGTTCAATTACTTTCTTTTCTGCCATGTTGCTTTGCTTTCAATAATAACTCTCGTTTGCCTTGTTTGTAGTTTGTAATAATTGACGTTGAAAGTAAATACTTCCCTTTTGCAATGTCTATATTTTCACTCACTCCATAGAAATTATCTACTTTGAGCAATGCTATAATTTGTTCTATCATTCTTGGTATATTGTTATAGTGTTAGAAATAGTTGCGCCTGTTGCAGTCTCTACATAATCAATTGTAATTGGAATTTCTTGACTTGTATAGTCCTCATTTATTATTCTAAAACCTTCATCGGTAATTATAGAGTCTATTCCCGACTCAGAAACTGTCGGATTAATAGTTGTTGGATTAGCTGGGATAGTTATTTCCACCCATGAATCCTCAGTAATTGTCGATGGTGAAAAAGTAACACCTGAATAAGACGAACCAAAATTTGTATTGGATGCCCATTCAGGAACTATCCATGGTGTATCAATTACACCACCATCAGGATCTATTGTTATGTCTACAATAGCGTTATTAACCATTGGTCGGAAATCATTCAATAATGATAAATCAACTTGACCGCTTGTAATATCCGATTTAATCTCATTAATAATATATCTCTTGTCTCTAATTATAAGCCTATCATTTAGCTTTAATTTAGTGATTAATGACAAAGGGAAATGTGCCTTAATATTAATTAGTCTACATTTAGGATTGAATAGATTGCTTAAATAACTGCTATAATATACTCTGTACAATGAATTAAATAGAGTGGTATTATCTACAACACTTTGCTCTTCGCTAAAACTTAAGGAATATTTACTATCATTAATGGTTACTTCATTACAAAATGGTGCATATGTTGTTTTATTTACAACTGTACTTCCATTACTAAAATAAAAATCACAAGCTGCTATATCATCCATGTATAGTAATACAGGTTTCGGTACATATGATTTGAAGTCTGGCTCAGGAGTTAAACAATAAGACGCACAAACATTTGAACCACTTAATTTTAAAGGAAGTAGTTCTTCAAAAGGTAATGCTACTGAAAAATCTCCACTATCAAATTCTGCAAAGCTCTCTTTAGTATCTCCATATTCGCGTAATCCTTTACTATTTACTTCTAAGAATTGTTTATTTACAAATGATTCACTCTTCGCATGACTAAAAGATATATTTTTATATAGCGGCACTCTTTCAATATCGATTGAGTCGGTGTCTGTAAATTCGGTAATGTCGTAAATATAGCCCTTAGAATACCAAGTATCCAATGTCTCTACTAAGAAAGTATCTATTCCTGTAGCATAACAAGTAAGATTAAACATCTTAAGTATTCCACTAAAGAAATCTGCTACCGTAATGTCAGGAGCTAAGTTTTGTAATGATGGTTTTTGAGAAATCACTATATCATCACAGCTAATTGTTTGTTCATTTATTGCTATAAAAGAAGTGATACCAGTAAATAGCGAATATCTTTTTACATTAATCTTTATATTTGTAATCGTACATGGAACACTAGTGTTTATTCTATAAGACAATTTAGTACTTGGATTTGATGCTGGATTTCGATACAATGTTAACCATCCACTCCCACTATCACCTGACCTATAATATTTAAAAGATAAGTTTTCGTAGCACTCAACAGTAACTACACAAGGAACAGAAGTTTCAACGTAAATCTCTACCCTATTATTTCTTTTTTCGTTAATTTGCGATATTAATATTTCATTCGTAACTGGATCCAACCCATAAGTAAGACTTGGTGTTTGAGGCGCATTATTTATAAATGTAGAATTAAATATACATTTATTGTTAAAGTTCGTAACAGCTTGTCCATTCTTTAACCACAAGAATAACCTGTCATAAGCTTTATTATCAGCACTGAAAAATGTACCTGTAAAATTAACTCCATATTTACTCTCGATTGAATCTATTATTCTAGCTACTTTTATAGCTGGGAATAGTTCGTTATAATTTATAGCTCCATTACTAGTTTTTATATCAGTATTTGTACCATCACTTGACGTCCAAACTCTATTAGAAGTAATCAATGGGAATCTAACATTCTTAGTATAGTCAGTTGAAGTTATTAAGCTCTCAATATTTGATCCTGTGTAATCGGTTGTATAAGCATTCAAATCTAAATCTGCTAACTTATCATTTGCAAACTTATCTTTTAAACTCAATAAGTCACCATAGAATGTAACCGTATAACTATCTACTTGTCCGTTCTTAATATTAGATTTCTCTAACTGAAGTTTACCAGCTCTAAATGGTGTTA